GTAGTGTCTGTGAAGCCGCACAATATGGTGTGGTCAGCACCATGCAGCTACTAGATGTAGTTTACGGCTTGGCTGCCCACGACATGCCGACCGCGCTTTCAGACAGGTTGGCAGTCTCGCTGCCGGGGAAAATGTCCGTCCACGCCAGCCGCATCTCCTCCACCATGATTTCGCGCAGCGCCTCACCGTACCCGGCCTCTGCCAGCATCAGCAGTTCGTCGTGGATCGACGCCATCATCCGAGCCTTGAAAGGTAAGTCCCAGACTTTCTGACTCATGCGCGTGACCGCACGATACATGACGTCGGCTGCCGCTCCTTGGATCGGGTAGTTCGACGCGACAGGCAGCGACCGCTCGTTGCGATGCACGAAGACAGTCCTGCCCGACTTGATCGGGAGGAAGCCAGCGATATTCATCTGATCGAACATTTGGTAGCGCAGCGCGTAGGCGTATGGATACCGCTCTGCCCACTTCTCGACGTAGGATGCCGCCTCGCCGTCAGAGCAGCGCAGCACAAGCGCCAGCGCAGCGTTCCCGGCCCCGTAGGTCAACTGGAACGAGAACGCTTTTGCCTTCGACCGCATTTCCTTGGCGCGCGGGTCTTTGGCTTTCAGCCGCGCTTTGAAGTCGGCGGAATCGACGCGGAACAGCGTGATAGCGGACTCGGCGTGAACGTCGCCAAAGATGACGTCCTGTTTTAGCTGCCGGTCGTTGCTGACTTCCGCCAGAACGCGAAGCTCAATGCCACTATAGTCTGCCAGTACCATGTCCGTGCCTGACGCAGCGATGAAGGACCGCCGCACCATAGGATTGCGAGGGATGTTCTGCAGGTTCGGACCAGAGGACGAGTAGCGCCCAGTCACCGCCTGCGCGATGTTGAACCTGCCGTACACCCGGCCAGCCAGATGCTGCTTGTTCAGCAGGACGTCGCCGTAGGTGCTGAGGTACTTGTCAGCGCGGCTGTAGACCATCATGGCAGCCAGCCAGCGCGAGAACGGGTAGGGAGAGCGGAACGAGGCCTGCCGCAGTTGCTTGCGGTCTGTCTGCAGTTGCTCTGTCTTGTCGGTCTTCGGCCACGCCCGCAGGCTCGTTTCGTCCAGCACTGTCTTGATGAAGTCAGACAGTTGTTTCTTCGACCGCAGATTGGCGATGATGGACGGCGGCGTGTAGCGCAGCAAAGTCTTCTCAGCGACAGCGCGGCGCAGCGTCCACATGCGGATCAGCCCGCTGTGGTGCTCCTCGTCGATCAGCATCCCCGTGTCTTCCATTTCCGCAGTGCCGCGCCAAGCGTCATTGAGGACGCGGAACCCGGCAAACTGCTGCGAAGTCAGCGCGTCAGCCCAGAGGCGATACAGAGCGTAAGTGTCGTCCGCGTCCTCGTAGCCGTAGTCGTACTGCTCCTGCGTCAGCGCAGCCTGTGACCAGTCCGACAGTTGCAGATGCTTGTTGTCGCGCTTCTTTCCAAGGTCGCGCTGCACCATGTCAGCCAAGGACAGCGGGCGACCGCCCAGCTTCGCTTTGGACATGACACCAACGTCGAACAGCACGACGTCCGGCCCCTCGGTCGCGTGGTCGAACCACCGCCCCTCGAAGCCAGCGTTGAACACGGCCCACGGACACGCCTGCGCCAGCGGCAGGGCGTAGTCAGCGAACGGGGCGCAGAGGATATGGTCGATGACGAAGCGCCCAGCGGGGCCGCATATGCACGTCAGGCGCACGTCCGCAGAGTCGGGGCGCAGGCCGGTCGTCTCGAAGTCAAGCGCGTGTACTTTACCAGAAGCTGCGATGCTTTTGACTATTTCAACAGCGCGAGAGTGCGTAGTAACGAGTTCATAGTCTTGACTGTCAGCGGCGGTCATTCTAATCTTCCTTCAGGTCTTAGCAGAACCTCGCTTCTTCACAGAAGCGCAAAGCCCCCGGTTGGTCGCCGGGGGCTTTGTTCTTTAGAGCACGCCGCGACGGCGACGGGTCGGCAACGCAGCCTGAGCAGCGCCGCCCTCTGACTCGCGGATCAGTTCGTCAATGTCCGCGTCAGGATCAGCAGCCAGAGTCCCGACAGCATCCTGCGACAACCAGCCGTAGACAGTGATGACTGGCTTGTAGTTCTTCTGCCCTTGGGCTTCGAACTTCTCTTTGCCGAGATTGACCAGCGGCCAGCAGGCACGACCAGAGCGAAGCCGCTCTGCCACTTGCGCCTGCAAGTCAGCAAAGACAGCGACGCCGGACTTGGAGTTGATTTTCCAGTAGCCCTGACGGTCGTCTGCCTCGACGGACTTGATGACCATCGACTTCGCCGGGAACCAGCCCTCGCCTTGCGACGAGTTGAACGGCCCCAGTTCGTCAGCGGCAGGGGTCGGGATGTGCTGGCCGTTGTAGATGTTCGCCATCCGGGTGGCAGCAGTCTTGCCGCCCTTCCAGCAGACGTAGCCATCCTCGAACGAGGCGATGTTGATCAGCCAAACCTCAGTAGCGTCGAGGTCTTCCTTCTCCTTGCCGAGTTCGTAAACACCGCGCTTGCCGGTGAAGTTCAGATAGACGGAACCGTCCGGCGCTCCGCCGATCTGGCCTTGCGCGGCAGAGTTTGCCATCGCGTCGGCCATCGCTTGCGCGTTGGTCAGAGTTACGGAAGTTCCGAACGGGGATGTAGCGACTTCGTTTGCCATGATGTGGCTCCTTTAAGGTGTTTCAGCCTGATGTTTTCGCGGTGACTTCGAGTCGGACAGAAGGCTTTCCGACCTTGTAGTAACCGTCCGCCTTCACGCCCGTTGCCTTCTCGTAGGCAGGGACGTCCAGTGTGCGCCTGCCAGCCACTTCCGTGACCTTGACGCTGTATGCCGCTGTCTCGAACATGTAGCTGTCCGATCCAATGGCGTACTCCTTGATGGTCGCGGACAACTCGTCTGCCCGCGCTTCCAAAACTTTGATTGAGTCCTTGATAGCGCCCAGTTCGCGCACTGACTCAGTGATGCCGCGAGGGGCGAAGTCAGGCAGCGCGTCCGGGCGCTCACTCTTCCGCTTCTCTCCCTTGGCGACTTGGATCGCGCTGCACTCTTCCTTGTAGGCGCAGAAGGTGCAGCCGTTGTTCGTCAGTCCCTCTGCGGGAAGCTCTGCCGCTGTCTCAGCGTCGAACAGGATTTCCGACCGGATAGCTGCACGCGACGCGACTTCGCCGCCGTCGTAGGCGACGTCGAATTGCTTCATCCGCTGGAAGTCAGAAGCGTCGATGTAGAGGACAACCGCCTGCTGCACGTCGATGCCGTTCTGCTGCAGCAGCCACATGTTCTGCTGGATTTGGGCAAAGTGCTGCGGCTTCGGCGCGCTCAATCCTTCGAGATTGGTGCGCGGGTCCACTGACTTGAACTCCAGCAGGACGGGCGTGTTGCCGTCCATCATCCAGACGCCGTCTGGCGTGCCGGACAGGCCAGACATGCTATCCAAGAACGACCGCTGGTTGTCGCCATCCAGCAGGATGGTTTCGCCAGTCACGGCAAGCTGTGCCACGACCCACGCCTCGACGGCGTGCCCGCGCTGCGCCATGCCCCAGCGGTCGAACGCCTTCGGCATGGTTTTGGAGAACTTCAACTCGCGCAGGCAGCGCAGGTTTTCAGAGGCAGTTAGGACAGCGTTCCTGTCCAATGTCGAACCCTCGTCGCCGTAGAGCGGCCACTGCGAGGACGCAGACAGGACGGCTTCGCTGATTTTTTTGATAAGGTCTGTGGTCATTGTCAAAACTCCGGTTGACCGTTTGCGTCAAACACAGGTGCCTTGAACGACCAGTCGGCTGCCGGTGCCTTGACCAAAGAAGAAGCGCGCCGAACACCGATGATGTTCAGGTCGCGCTCAAGGTCGGCAGGAAGAGGCAGTGAGCAGGGGGTCATGGTCATAGCAGGGGTCACTTGTGTGAGTGTCTGAGTGTTTTGTGCGTTCGTGTAGAGTAGAATGTAACTTAGTCTGCTGTCAAGTGGGACTCTAGTATGGCGCGGTATTTGGCAGCGGCGGCGTCGATGCTTGCGTCTTCTGCCGCCAATTCAGTTTCTATGGTGTCGCGGCACTCTCCAGCGATGGCAGCGTAGGCAGCGGCGTCGATGTAGTTGTCGGCCTTGGCCGTCGCCACGGTGCGCGACATCTTCGCCATTACCATAATCCACGCCATGTCCTCGGAATCAAGAAAGAAAGAACCGAGGTTATATTTCCCAATTAAGTACGCAGTTACCATAGTCGCCATATGCGTAAGGTTCTGATGCGGCGGGCCGTAGGCAGCATTGCGGTCGCCGCCAGTCAGCTTCGAAGCTTCGGCTAGGTAAGTCTCGCGAACGGATGTGGTCATGGTCTGACTTTCTATGGTTGGTTAGGCAGGGGAATGATTGCTGTTGCGTCGGATGTGGCGCATTCGGTTAGCTTCAGACCATACACGAAACCGTAAGTTCCGGCTCCCCTGCCTTATGCTTTTGTACGAAGTCCTCGGCGG